TGATCTGAAATCATGTAGCGACCAGAAGCGACAACTGACTTATCCGCGAGAGTGACTAGGGTTGTTTGCCGCTGGGTTGTTAGATCCCATCCGACGTTCAATGTGGCGCCGTTCGTGAATGGCCCCTTTTCAGGAGCGTCCTCGTCAGCAATTTGAACCTCGATTGCATGAACACGCAACACAGTCGATTTGGAAATGCCTAGATTCACAAATGAACCTAAGTCAATTTCTTGATCAGCGAATGCCGAACCGGTCTGTGTCAATTGCGCTCTGATGAAGAATGAATCACTCTTTGCCATGATCTACCGAGTCGCTTCCGGTTTATGAACATTGATTTCCGCTTTACGACACATGCACAGATCGAGTCGAGCCAATCTCGCCGTTAATCTTCTCTATCTATCCCTGACGTCGTTCCCGTAACCACTCCGCGGCTTCCTATGGTCGCCTCGCCAACGACGTCGTCGGAAAGGGGCTCAGCCTAAGAAGAAGTGGGGGATTCATGGGTCAGGAATGGAACAAATAATATAGGAATAGCGATTAGCCAGAATCAATGCGGACGCAGACAGAGATAAACAGAGCAAGTATTGAGAGGCATCTGAAGGATGCTTGGACGGTCGCGATTCATACCTATGGATCAGAAGCCCCAATAGTGAAAGCAATCGAACAAGCGATGAAGGAGAGTGAATGAATGGGATGGTTGAAACTCTATTATCGAGATAATCAGAAGGTCATGAGGGCAATTGAGGGTGTTCGGATCCTGGTGGACCCAGGAAGTGATCCGGTTATGATTTACCTGGATGAAAGTGTATACACTTTGGAGAGCCATGTGGGTGCGCGATATTGGTTTGACCATGTTGATCGCCCAAGGGAGTTGATTGAATGAATTGTAAAAAATGTAAATGGATCATGACCGACGAGACTTGCTGGCATTGTGAATACTTAGAGAGGTGTGGATGAATGAAGCATCTCATTAGCGCAACCCTCAGCATCGAGGCCGGTCAAGTCTGGGAGTCTTGGCCGGTACATTCAGAGACTGAGGTCGGGAGAAGTGCGACTCTGTCGATGTTGTTGGTCGACTCGGGCGCATTAGTGCTACGCCAGAAAGCGAATTCCGCGATGATTGGGAGTCTACGAGGTAATATCGCGACTCATAGACGCCGAATCCTCGATTTCATGGCCTCCCACCCCCCCATTGACGGGGCATATGTGACAATGTTTGCTGATATTATCTGGGAGATGAACGAAGACCTTGACGGTTCAATCCATCATGATCCGATTCAGGAAGACTGAGCAGAGTTTCGGACCATTGCCAGGGCGCCGCGCCAATCGGTCGTTTCGTATTTCTCCATCGTGATGATGTAATTGACGTATTGGTTCGTGCCTGATCCGTTGAAGCCGTAGATATACAAATCCTCAACGATGAAGTTGTCTGGATCTACCATCCCTCCCGCTTCTGCGGGTCCGCCTTGTCTGACTTCATGACCGGCCCATCCGATTTGACGAACATCCGCGAGGTTCCATTCGGACACGGCTGCTGCTTCCTCGGTCGCTAAGGTTCCCGACACATCCGACAACGCAGTCGTGGGGTCATCTGTTAGGAGTTCAAATGAAATCACCTTGTAGCCTGTATCAAAACGACCATCGAATAATGTGATTCGCTCCACGATCCGATGTTCGACTCTCCCGCGTGCGGTGTATTGACCTATTTTCTTCATTTCATCGCCCTCTTTGTTTCACGGTGTGCGCGCTTCATCAGTGATGATGCAGCGGTCCTTGGATGCTTTCTCTTGAGAGCCTTCAGTTTCTTTCCGAAGACTCGTTGATATTTCCCGACTTTCCGCTTGACTTTCTTCTCTGCCTTTCGGACGGGCTTTGAATATGCGACTTCATGAGCCGTACTCTGAGATAAGCCACGCCCGATCAGAATACCCTCAATAGCCGCGCAAGTAGGACAAGGGCCGGTGTGCGCCATCTTTCTCCCTCACTGTTGGGAGAGAGCAAGGGCCGTGCTGCTTGCTTGGGTTGCGTTCTCCAAGGTGCATTCCATGCAGATTGATATGGTGTAATTGCCACCCGTGGATGCGGCGTCGGCATCCGAACCGAGCCACAGTGAATCGACGGCGACTAGATACCCGTTCACCCATGTTTGGGGCATCTGATCCTTGAAATGTGAATCGAAATCGATGACGGTCTGATCTGAAATCATGTAGCGACCAGAAGCGACAACTGACTTATCCGCGAGAGTGACTAGGGTTGTTTGCCGCTGGGTTGTTAGATCCCATCCGACGTTCAATGTGGCGCCGTTC